TCTGCTGGGCCGTAAGTGCAGGTTTCACCTGTGGGAGCCTAGATCGTTCGGGTACAACAAACCCCTGCCTCACGACCAAGCACAGGCGGAGTACGGTATGGGTATACGCAGGGCGTTTACATACAAGGCGCTGAACAAGTTGATCCAAGGATCCGCCGCCGATCAAACCAAGCAGGCCATGGCCGACTGCTACAAGGAAGGATTGCTTCCGCTGCTCACGGTGCATGACGAACTCTGCTTTTCTATTGAGAGCGATGAGCAAGCTGCGAGGATCAAGGACATTATGGAAAACGGCCTGAACGATGTGCTGCTTGTTCCATCCAGAGTGGATCAGGAGCTAGGAGATAACTGGGGCGAGGTGGGTTAATTTCCTGGTCCTTGCCTCTGCGCGATCTGCATGTTTTTCAACGCGTCTAATGGGTTAGAACCCATTACTGCGGCTAAGAATCCTTGGTCCCTTGGTGGACTTTCCTGAACGAGGGGAGCAGGAGCAGGAGCAGGAGCAAGAACAGACTGAGGCGCAGGGGTTTCCACGATGGGCGCTGCTACCTCTGGCTCTGCTTCGCCTTGAAAAAAGTCTATCGCGGGCGCTGCTATTCTCGCTAATCGGCTATTCGCTTGATTAACTTCAGCTTCTCTTTGAAGTCTCTTGGTTTCTAGTCTTGCCGCTTCTTCTTCCGCGAAGTTCAACGGGGACAACTTTTCGCGTCTTCTGTCGTTTGACATTTGATTTAGCGTTGACCATGGTCGTTGATTGACAAGAAACGTTTTGTCTTCGTTTCTCATCTCCCGTTTAGTTTCTTTAATGACTTCTTTAGATGCCAGACCGGGCCAAAACTCGCCTTTCATAATGGAGTTAAGCTCTGCCCCACCAAGATTTGCCTGCTTTAACTGTGCTCTAATAGCCGCCTCAGAGGTTTTCATTTCTCGTGCGGCCTCCACATAATAGTAAAGCTGGCTTTGCGCTCGATATAAATTATCAAGATAGCCGTTCCAAGATTCTAAAACATCTGCTTGAGTTGCATCAGCACGTTTAATGGTCCGTGTAGCGAGGCCCTTGGCTGGGTTACGAAGAGAAGTGTACTCCGCGCCGCGGAAGGTAAAATCTGTTCGGTTGTTTACTACAATAGGAGTAAATCCTGTGGCGATTCGGGCAATTTCTTCTTCGTTTGTATACTGTTGTCCTCGGGTCCCAGGAATACCAAGTGCCGCTCTCGCCGCTCGGCCAAACGTCAACTCTCCGCCGCGTTCCTCAACGACTAAACGAGCGTACCCCGGCAAATATGCTCCCAGAGTGTGTACGACAGATTTTTTCAACTGATCCCCAACGGGTTCCCCTTGGATATAAATAGGAGCCCCGGTTTCAGTCTTGCCGCCACGACCGATCCACGATTCAGGCAGAACATCTAAAAGTCTTTCCGCAAACAAAGAGGTTCCCGCAAAGGGCTCTGATAGTTTGGTAAGGCCCGCCCACATTCCGTTTGTGATTTGTGCGGCTGCCGTTTTATCCAACTCTCCCGTCTGATTAAATTCTCGAATCGCAGCGATAGCAGGTTCTCGAACAAAACTATGCGGGAAGATGTAGCTTTGATTAAACAACTCCATCTTGCCACGCTTGTCGTTGCTCAATACCCCGAGGTCACTACCGCTATAGAAGTCCGCTGCTTGTACTCGCGCCGCCGCCATCTCTTCTTCCGAGGTCCCAGTTGCGAGCATCGAGGCTTTGGTAACAGCGTTGGGGGAAACGTTAGCAATAGCGACATAGGACAAGAGACGTTGAGAACCCATGCCTCGGACTTGTCGAGCGAACGCTCTTGCCGCTGCTTCGTCTCCTTTGAATGCTGCAATTAAGTTATCGTCTACTTGAAACGAGAGCTCGGTCAGGCCTCGTTGAACAGTGTTGGCCGCATTCCTAATGTTTTCTGCGGCAAAAGATGTAAAGGCACCAAAGATTGGAACAGCGTCAATTTTTTTAACCAACTTACCCACGCGGGAATACACAGGCATCAAGTCTTTAACTGTGTCTCCAGCCAGTGTTAGTAAAAAGTTAGAGGGAGAATCGTCCAGAGCCAAAGAGCGAGAACGCTTTGCCAACCCTTGACTCATCATCGAGTCTTTAAACGCTTCAAAGTTAAAGTTCTTTGGCCGACCAACGTCCACACCAGCCTTGCCCAGTGCTGTCGCCATTTTGCCTTGCTCGGCAAACACGCCAAGGATTTTAAAGAAGCTATCCGAGTTACCATAAAGACTTTCAAGCTGTCGCATAAACGGAATGATACGACTAAACCCATCAAACCCTGCTTGTAGACGGCCTCCAGCACTTAGGTCTTTCGACAGTTCTCTAAAGTCTCGTAACGCGCTGCTCACGAGGTTGGTATCCATGACCCCTAACGCGCCGAGTTCTTTTGTAAGTTTGTCAAGAGCATCATCGTTTAGACCTTCGACATTAGCCGACACAACTCTAAAGGCATCCACCACATCCCCGCGGTTGGGCAGCATACCACCCTGACCCAATGCGATCACGTTTCCAAAGATGTTTCGAATTTGCGAGGCCAGATTAGGAACGATGGTCATGCGCTGCGCCTGCCCTTTAAGAATGGCACCAGTCGCAAGAGCCGCGCCAAGGTCGTCGAGTTGCAACCTAGCGGGGGTTGTTAATGCCTCTGCCGCTGCGGGAGAAACATACATGTTGGTGATAGCCCCGAACGGACCCAACACAGATGGATCCCCCTCGACCTGGGACAATTGAACGTACCCGCGTTGTAGCAAGCCTTCGGTCAGTTGCGCCGTTTCATCAACAGCCTGCCCCGTTAGTCTGTCCGTTACTTCTTTACCCGTGTCGTCTACGGTTGCTTTAAACAGCAAGCCACCATAGCCAGAACCCGCAGTGTTTACGTTTTCGGCAAACGATTTAAATTGTCTCGCAGCGTCTTGCTCCGAAAGCCCCTTCGCCATCCTTTCGTCCAGAACCGCCCGAGCAGCGGCAAACGCGTCCCGAGCAGAACCAAACCGTTCCGCCGCAGTAATCGTAACAGGATCACGCACAAGACCGGGAAGTTCCTTGTCCCCCGCCTGCAAACGCAACGCCGCGTTAGCATCTACCGCAACGTCATCCGCCATGTTTTTGTAAAACCTAGACGCAGCATACGCATTCGCCGTGTCCGTTATCGTGTTATAAAACATGGTCTTAGGATCTCGGACCTCGCCCATAAGTTCTCGGACCGCACCGAGATTATCTAACTCAGCGACCCGCTCGATAAAAATAGAATCATCTAACTGAATCCGCTGACCGGGCATAACCACTTGAGCGTTATTAGCTCTTTTCAACGCCTGTATGCGGTTGTTCAACGCCTGTTGAGGAGTTACCCCGTTGCCCACATCCAGCTTTAAATACCGAAGTAAACGCAATTCAGCAAACCGATCTATCTGATCGTCTGTTAGCTTGGAAAAATCAACGTAACCTGTTGGAGTGCCGTCAGGTTTGGTGAACAAAGGAAGAGCTTCTTTATAGTCCGCAGGAAGAATTTGTTTTAAATCATCTGCTTTAACACCACCCGAAAACGAGGACCGAATATGAGCCTTCATTTCGTCCAACGCTTTTTTATAGGCTGGACTATTCGATTGCACATCCAGATTGTTGTAGAAGTTTTCTGCATCGTCATACATGGCAAAACGTCTGCGCAGATAAGTCTTCCCCGCGGCGTGACTATCTCGAATTTCTTTCAAGGCGTCTTCTAACGGCTTTACATCAGACGGAGCGTATTCCGACCGAGCTTTTATCCGTTGAATGGAGTCCTCTAAGTCCAAAGCAATCTCGTCTTGTATCCGTAGATTTGCTTCTCGCATCGCTTCTACAGAACTTTTAATCTTTTCTTGTTTCCGTTTGCTAAAGTTTTTAGCAAATCCTTCAATGTCGCCTGTTTCAAACGCTTTTAAAAACTGCTCCCCAATTTCCTTGCGCTTTCTTTTGGACATCTTTGGAAGGTCCACCACACGAAACAACTGGTCTGTGGCGCTCTCATAATTCTGAAACAGATTTACAGCCTTGCGCTTTGATTCGTTCATCGAACCCTCTGCGTCAAACATCTCTTCCACAAAACGACTATGAGCATTTCCAGTGGGCGAGAACCACTGAGCAAACTTCTCTTTCACGGGTTCTTTCACGCTTCGTATAATCGGCGCTTTCCCCGCGATAGTAGTTGCTCGATCAAACACATCTAAAACCGAACGAGATAACAACGATGACGCTTCTGATACTCCCGGCACTGAGCCCACGGCCCGTGCTCCTGCGCCCAAAACGGGAATACCAACATCAAACGTAAGACTGGCAAGACTACCTTCAAACGCTCTACGGCCCTTGTTTTTTAAACGACCCATGGCAAGGTCTGTGCCCCCTAACTCTAACGTGTTTTCAGTCTTTAAAAACTCAGGAGCAGAATCAAACGAGTCGGAAATAGTGGGACGACCATCGGGCGTAACCAAAGCTTCGAAGCCGCCCGCGGCAAGCGCCGTGGTTCCTATTAACCCCGCTCTTGTTCCCACTAATTTTTTACCAGCGTCGGACTTACCAAACGAATCCGCCGCTTTAAAAAATTTACTTTTGGCTTGGGTTCGCGCTGCTCCTCGGGCGACTTGATTTGCTCTGCCCAACCAACCTGCGATAGGAATAAACCCTAGACCGAAACCCACAATCTCCTCGGTAATCTGACCGCCCGTGGTGCGAGGATTGAGGTCGTTGTCTTTACGAAACTTCTCGAATGAATCTGATACTCCACGAGAATACTCAGTTCCAAAAGCTAGATCCGCGGCCAATGCTCCGCTTTCCACCAAGCCTTGAGCTATCATTACAGGCGCAGCTTTAATACCCCGTCCTATGTCTGTGAGTTTAGACTCTTCGTAGGGGGCCATCAGCCCCTTGGCTTGATCAGCTAACCTATTGCCTGTGTCATCATCCCCAGCGTCGTAGGCAGCAATAGCAGCAGACTTTAACTCATCGAACTCAAGAACATCTCGGGCTTGATCTGCCAGCATGTTTCCGGTTTCGTCATCCCCAGCGTCGTAGGCAGCAATAGCAGCAGACTTTAACTCGTTGTATGTTGGCATTAATCTTAGCTACCCTTTTTCTGCCGCTGGTCAAACTTTGTTGCCCCGTCCGTTTTACCTTGGTTGTTAGACGTATAGCCCAGGGATTTCATAAACAGCGTTATTAGGGCTGGATCTCTCGCAACACCTCCAGAAGAGGTCATTTTCTCAAACGCTTGATCTGGGGTAAGACCGCCGCTAGCTGGGTCTATATACAGGTTATATTCGGCCAACAGTGCTTTACCAGTTGCTGTAGACAAGAAAGCTTTACCAGGAGTATTTGCTGCATCTGTCTCAATCTTAGCAATTTCCAAATCCGTGCGAAGTTGATACTCCTTAATAAGCTCATCCATCCGCTGTCTGCGAGCCGCTGCCGCAGAATCCAACTCAGACGCTCTATCAAACGCCGCAAGTTTAATGCTGCGATCAAGTTCTGTGCGCTCTTTGTCCGCCGCAGCTAGACCCGCGATTGCCGTAGAGGCAGCGGCGTTTAGGTTAGCCAAGGCGTCCGGACTTTGGCCCGCGGCTAGCGCAGTAAAGAACTGCATTGCCATCAGGTTAAATTCTTTCTGCTTGTCTCGTTCCCCAATGCCCAAGAAATCTTTTAAGAACTCATACTGCGCCTTAGTAGCTTCCTCAATGGAAGACGAGCTCCCCGCGCCAAGGTTCGCGCCGATTGTACCAGGGAGACTTGCGCCCGGATCCTTAGAAGCTTCTGCTGCTGCTAGGGCAACCCCTTCCAGATCTTTAGCCGCATCTGGAGTATAACCTGCGGAGCCCAATGCGGCAGCACTCTCAGCCTTCGGATCGTTCTTCTCTACCGCTTCTAATAAAGCATCCACATCAACTTTTTCTGGCGCAGCAAGATCAGGCATCCCGGTCATTTGTTTGCGTTCCGCATCCGCCATCTCTTGGGCGCGTGTTAGTATATCGCCTTCCGTTGCGGCTGACGCCGCTTCGGATGCTTCCGAAACTCGTTTTTCTGCCGCAGCAAGATCTACCGCAGCTTCTGAGGATAAGGGAACACCGCCAAACGTTTGGTCTTCTACAACCTGTTGTTGCTGTTGTTGCGCAATAGAAGCCTCATTCTTTAATCGTTCCGCTTCTTGTTGTTTAAAGTCCGCAGAAGACATGAACTCAGTCACCATCTTTGACCGCGCATCCGTTGAAAGAATAGGGTCCATATCCATTGTGAAGACCTGATTAGTTCTTTCGTTAACAAGAAAAGGCATTCCTTGAACTTGAATCTGACGAAGGGAAGCGGGATCTTCCTCCGGGGTCATGGACATAAGGGTTTCTGCGGGTGTGGGCATTGTCATCCCGGCTAAGGCTAAGGACGCATCCTCTATAGGTATGCCTTGATTTTCCGCGACAGAGCGACCAGCCATAATATCTTCCATGGACTTCGTCGGTGTAAACGAAAGCGACGGAGGATTAAGACTAATCTCACGGAGCGCATCCTCAATCGGATTAACGGACTGCGCACTCTGGACCGTGGTCCGGATTCGGTCCATTAACGAGGGCTGCTCCCCGCTGGTTATAGGAGCACTCTCCAACACCACCTCTTCCGGTGCCGCCTGTTGCGTTTCCATCATTCGACTGATGCGAGTACCAAGGATCGTTTGCGGACGAGCACGAGTTCTAACTCCTGACGGAACCATAGACTCTTCTTCAACAGTAGCCTGCTGCATTAATTGAGGAAACCTGTCGTTTAGCATTTGCATCGTGGGCACATCCACTCGAACGTACTCATACTGATCTACTAAACCCGGAATGTTACTAACGATATATGAAAGCTCGACGCCCCCACCATTAGCAAACCTCATCGCCTCGCCCATCAACTCCGGAGAAGACCGCATAATCCCACCCATCGCCGCAAGCTGCCGCCGAGCATCTTTGTTCCTAAACAACTTGCGATTCTGAACGTTCATAAGAAACCTCTAAGATCAGTTAAAGTAGTTGTAACCAGCGCCCGCTGCGCCAAAAGCTCCGCCAATTTGAGTGTACGGATTAGGCATTGAAGGCATCGTAAAGGACATCGAGGAAGACGGAGTCCCCGCAAAAATATCCGAGTAGAAACCAAGCTCTTGGTATGGCCGCATGTATTCTTGGTACTGATTCTGACGCAACGCTTCAAGCTCCCGCTGACGTTGGTCTTGCTGGTTCTGACCCATGCCGTAGAGCATGTTGATGTCGCTTTGCCCCATCTGCTGCCCCAAGCCACCTAATTTAGCTTGCGCCGTTCCTACGTTGCCTAAGCCTCCAGCCAGTGAACCAATGCCTGTGCCAATGTTAGCCATACCTGTGCCCGCGCCCATGGTTGTGCGACCAATGTTAGCCATACCTGTACCAGCGCCCATGGTTGTGCGACCAATGTTAGCCTGCTGCCCTGCAAACTGGCCCATTCCAGTAGCAAGGTTTCCAAATGCCTGTCCCGCTGTCTGCTGACGGCCTTTCTGAGACTCAAACGCACTGCCCGCACGGTCCATAGCTTGTTGAAACCCTTGCGATCTTAGCTGGGCACCAAACTCACTGGCATCTCTTGCTGTCTCTTGACCAACCCGGCGCGTCTCCAGATTCGCACGACTTGATCCTCCTAGCGCCGCTGCACCCAAACCACGGCCCCGCTGTAAATTTCCAGCCTGTGCGCCTTGTTCTTGGATGTCTCTTTGCCCAGCTTGTACAACCTCTTCAAGGTACGGATCCATGAACCTTTTATAACCTTGACCTCTAAAACGGTCTTGAGATTTGCGTAGAGCTTGAGCCCCTTCTCCGGTTAACCTCTTACCTTTCATAAGATAGTCTTGCCCTGCTCCCGCTTGTCGTGCGCCTTTTTTAAAATATTGTGACCCTTGTCTCGCTTGTCGTGCGCCTCGATCAAAGTACCCTCCCGCATCAGCAAGAGTTCCTAACCCAGATTTATAAGCCCCCGCTGCGGAACCAAGAGTATCAGCGCCTGCCTGCAACATTGGCATGTAAGATCCAACGCCTTGAGCAGCCATTTTCATGGCTTGTTGTTGATAAGGGGACATTCCAGCAATTTGATACTGGGGCATTCGGCCCTTGCCCTGCTTAAACAAATCACTGGCGCTTTGCAGAATTTGTTTCTGGTACTTCTTTAAATAAGAAGGGATGCCGCTTGTTTGTGCCGCCATAATATCACCTATGCTCTAAGACTTCGATACAACATCGCCGCCGCTTGACCCCGAGATCCATTAGGGGCATTTCCAATAATTTGTCCCGCTAACTCAGCATTGCCGCCGCCTAGCTGTTCCAAATCCTTTAACGAAAAAACAACCTCGCCGTTAGATAACGCAGCCTCCCGAACAGGTTGCCCGTTCTGATATATCATCGCAGGTATGTCGTCAGAGGTTCCAGTGCCTGGACCTTGAATTAAACCACCCGCCGCTGCGTATTGACGATTTAAATCATCGTAATAAGCTCCGTAATCAGGGGTTTCAACTTCGATGCTGTCCCACTGGTCCGAAAGATAATCATCTAATTTTTGTGCTTCTGCCAATGGGTCTGGCGGATTCGCCACGCCATACGCAGTCATACCAAGCCCAAGAGCTTGAAGGATATTTCCGTAAGCCTTATCCCCTGTAAAAGCAGATTTAAATATGCCAGGAAGACCCTTGCTTGCCACTTCTTGGGTCGCTTCTTGGGCCGCTATCTGTCCTGTGCCTGCTCCCAACAACGATGTGAGCCCTTTTCCCCCGACCAAAGCACCGCTAATTCCACCAAGCGCCGCCGCTTTTATCGCATCTTGAGGCTTACCTCCTCCGAGAAGAGATACAATCCCCGCTCCGATGGCACCCCCAGCGGGGCCAAACAGGCTGCTACCAATAAGGCCTCCAATTACTGATAAGCTCATTATGCTTCTCCTTGAATAGGCTCGGGCGAAGTAACCGTTATCGAAGTGCTGCGGTTCTCAGCGCCTGTCCAAGCCTGTCCACAATCCGGACATGTTCCGTTCGGGTAACTTAAAACTTCTTCAGGCGTATCAACCGCATTCCCACAATTAATACAATGCACTGTATCAGAACTCGTGGATGGTTTCCAGAGAGATCCGTTTGGCATTGTAATTACAGTCATGTTATCGTCACCGTTGTTGTGCCGACCGATCCGGTGGCCGAGGACCCCCGCACATGTGGCGTGTTAATTAGCGTCACCTTAACAAACCCCGCCTGCTGAAACAATCCTCCAAGTTCCAAACCACTATCGTCCGTTTGAAGACTCGTGAGCACCAGTTCTGTGTGCCGACCCTCCCCAGCATTTTGCATCCGAGTCAAGTAAACAGTGAAGTCTTGAATCAAACGCGACAAGTATTCCGTGCTGTACTCTTTGGGGGGCAGCGGAAAAAACGGCAGGTTTGTATTGCGAGACATTAACGTCTCCCGTCAGGGCGCACATCCACCCTTGGTGTTCCTAAACGCCAAGTTACATCCGTTTGATTAGACTCCACGCGCACCGCAAACGACCTACCCCTAACTCGTATGTGGGCTTGATCAGTAAACTCCTCAATAGGAACTGTTGCCGTCTGAGAAACGGTTGCCGTGTTGGAAGTGTCATAGTTCGACCCAGGGAACCGTCTTGCTTTTATAGTCATAGACAGGTCTGGGGTTCCGGTCGAAGACCTGAACGTAACGTCGGGGATTAACCTGCGAACAAATACAAAGTTATCGCCTTCGCCAATCGAAACCTGACTTGATTCAATGTACGAGTTTATAGCAACCGGAGGGTTTTCAGATCCGTCGTTATCTCCAAACTCATGAAAGTACAGATAGTGGTCCGTAGATGCTGCAATCGGATTCCGCTCCGTACCGCGGTCCATCCAAGCGGAACGCCCAAGATTTCCATAGTACCAGATATTCTGCTGATAATTATATACAACGTACCGATCATTGTCCGTGCTGTTTGCCGAGGGATAAAACCACCAAACTTCTCCGAACGCTGCGTTAGATCCCGCAATGACCTTTCCCGCCTGATCGTCGTTAAAATCACTAAACACATAATCTCTAACGGTACAGGCCAACCTGTTTACTGCGCCGTTAAACATATAAAACTCCTTTTGACCCATCCAATAAACGGAATCCTCGACGTTTATAGCTGTCTGATTCCCGCGAATTGTAATGTTGTCGGAAATAAGATTAATGCCAAAAGTAAACGGGGGCCCTAAATACTGCATCGAATGAACAGAAACGTCAGTAAACACAAGAATCTGCTGGCGTGTTTCCACCGCAGTTACGATCTCAGAACCCGTCCCGATTAGTAAATCCCCAGCAGTGTTCGTAACTGTGGTTTCCCAGTCTCGAATGTTTCCCTGATCACAAAACCTGATCAGCAAAGGATCCTGAGTAGTGTCCGATTCAGGGTTTGTCCCAAAAGCAATCACATGCTTGTCCCTGTCCGAAACCAAAACCTGTTTGGCTACCACGGGTGGCGAGAACGTAGTTCCGAAAGCCGCAGAAGAAATGTCCACCGCACGAGTGGTTACTCCGTTTGTTCTGTCCCAATAATAAATACCAGCATCTCTGGGATTAATTACTAAATCCTCTCCGAAGTTATCATGGGACCAAGTGCGAAGACTTCGATCTGCTGCGCCAATACTCGCCGCAGAACCCCAAGTTCCCCGGCCCCAAGTTCCCGCTCCCCAACCTGTGCCAAAAACAACCGTGTCCTGCCCAGTTGGCACTTGATACGCACCCACAACGCTTGAACCTCCGTTGCCCGTGTCAGAAGAATTAGCAAAGATAATTGTAGGCGCATAACCAGTCGTTGAAGTAATCGAGTCTACCGTCGCAACATCTCGTAAATTTATCGTGTAGTTGTTTTCGTCCACAAGAGTAAAGATTTGGTACTCTTGATTTAACCTGTTCGCAGTGGCTTGGCCCCCTAGCGTAGCCGCCCCGCTAAACGTTACAAAATCGTTAGGGTTACAACCGTGACCCGTATCAGCGACTTTAATAGTAGAACAATTCACCGCTGCTCCAGAACTGTGGGCCGCATCAGTTGTTCCATCCAACCCACGCACACAGTTCGTCAAATCGTTGCTACTAATTCCGTTATACGAAATGGTTTCACTTTCGATTTGAATAATTCCAACAGAAGGAAACCCAGACGCACTGGTGAGTGTTATCGAAGTATCACCAGCACTTACGTCTGACGCCAAAGTGTTAGCACTCGCGTCAAAAGTTACTTCTCCCGCTGCTGTTGTGCTGCGAATTGGAGTAATATCGTAATATGCGCCGCCTTCGCTTATGTAGTATTTTAGGTGAGTCCCCACACCTATAAAATTGTTTCCGTCAAGAGCCGTCCACCCAATTAAAGATCTACACGTTCCAAGAAAATTAGCGTCAAAGGTATGCTCCCAACCTCCGATTTTTTCTGGGACCCCAAACCGGAACCTAACTTTATCACACTCGTACCAGCCGCCCTCGTTGGAATATGAGGTGGTTTCTTTGTTAATTCCTGGTCGAAACTGTAATTTTGTTAGCGGCATTTTAAACTCTCCTTGTGTTATATTCGACTCAGATCGAGAGTTATCCAGCTTCCAATGCCGCTACTTTAGTTTCCAAGACTTCGATCTTAGCCATAGCTTCCTGCAATGCCTTGATAGCTTTCATATACAGCACCGAATATTTTACAGAAAGAAATTCTTTTTGATTTCCGTCTGCATCCAAAACTGGGTTATCCTCGGCATCAGTTTGGAAGACTTGCTTAACCAAGCCATTCATTCCAGAAGCTTGAAGGTCTTGAGCCATAACACCTAACATATTTGGTGCATCTAACTTATCTTCGATCATAGAGTAGTTCTTAAACTGCAATGCTTTGATGTCATTCCACTGAGAACTAGCAGCTACAATGTTTTCTTTCAGGCGTTCATCTGATGTAGAACCGTAGGAGTTGGTTGCTGACAAAAAGTCACCATTTTCTTCTATTTCAGATTTAATCGTACCTTGACGTTGGTGTCTAAATACATAATCAGCGCCAGTACCATCTCGTGCGGAGATGGCCGTATATGTATCATTGCTTCCACTGCCTTGGTGATATATAATAACACTTTCTTCAGTAGCAGTATAAACATTGCCATGACTTCTACCTACTCTAATACCGCCAGCCCTGAGATATATATCACCAGTATCATCAAGTTGCATCGAGCCTTCACTGCTGTTTTCATACGCATTAGATACGGGATAAAACTCTAAACCTGCATTCCCTGTACTATCATCTGCAGTAGCAATCATGCCACCAAATTTATTGACGGAGTTATCGTTGGTTTTAAATAAATAACCGCCAACGTAATCACCTGCAACAACAGTAGTATCTGATCTTCCTGCAACAAACTGTGTGCCACCACTAAAATAATTAACAAAGCTACGTTTATCGGGGTTGTGTGTCTGTGGGGTATGGCTGTCGGGGTCAGATACAGACATACCTATGTTGCTGGTAGAACCCTCTACGAAGAAAGCATGAGTATCGGCATCACTTTCAACACGAAAGTCTAAGTCACGACTATCATCGTTAAATACAGTTTCAGTGGCGTTCATAGTTATACGATCACGAGTAGTACCTGCGAGCATAGTTTTTATTGTTAGTGTTCCATCTTCAGTACCATCTGATGCGTCTGTAATTTCTCCAAAAATAGTAGCAAATTGTGTTTTCTCGGAAGCATCATTTAAACCATTAAATTCCATTCTGCCTATTAAATCACTGTCAGCACCTGCTTGTCCCGGATTTCTGTAAAAGTCTAAGAGTGGACCTGCACTAGCATCAGTATCAGTAGTCTCAAGAATAATGTTTGCATCATTGTTGGTTTTAGTAAACGTACCAGTACCAACAACACTTAACGCAGTAGCTGGGCTATTTGTACCTATTCCACAGTTACCATCAGCACCATTTACAAAGAATGCATTTGCATCATTATCACTTTCAACCCGAAAGTCTAAGTCTAGTGACGCCTCGTTAAATACAGCCTCTGTAGAGTTAAAATTTAAACGTGTCCGATTAGTGCCCGCAAGCATAGTGCTAAGAATTAATTGACCGTCTTCAGCACCATCAGTTGCATCTCCTATTCTACCTTCAATTTCAGCATACTGAACCTCGTTTCCAGCTACATCCTGTGCACGATAATGAATCGTGCCAATGACATCACTTGCTGCACCAACAACATCTCTAAATAGTCTAAGTATTGGACCTTGAGAAGCATCTGTGTCTGTAGAGACAAGACTTAAAGTATCAGAGTTATCATTTACAGTAATAGTAGATCCATCGGTAGCAGTAAAACCACCTGTAATGTCTACACCTGTATTAGTAGTTGCTAATTTTACCGCACTGCTTCCACCAGTCGCAAAAGACAGTTTTGTTGCTCCGGTTGAACCGTCTGCCATAATATAAGTAGCTCGACCCCCAGAACCATCATCTGTCTGTATTAGAATATCCTTATCAGCTTCGTTATTTTGAAGCTTTAGATCCCCTGCTTCGTTAGAAATAATGGCGTTTGTGCCGTCATGCTTGGCTTGTAAAACACCAGAGTTAAAACTCCCTGCTTCCAAATCCTCTAAGGCATTATACGCATACGAAGCAGATGCGCCCGCTCCGGTAAACCGAATAACCGCGTTGCGACCAGCAGGCAACTGATAGTCTCTGCCAGCGTCGTATGTCCCTTGAAACAAAAACAACGTTTGATTGGTGCTGTTCTGGATGTGAATTACTTTCTCAGAATCCGCAGGAGTCAACTGCACATAGGTATCACCACCAGGAGTTCCCGTAAACTCTACAAAACGATTACGACCGTTTGAAGTAGAACCGTCAGTTACAGGCAACGTGTTTGGACTTCCCGTACTACCTGTAGAACCTAGCGCCACAGAAATCTGACCATCAAGAGACGTATCTAACAAATCAAAGTTAGTATTCGTCGTATCGCCCCAGGTTCCAGATTGTTCGCCCGTTGCGATTTTTTCGATACCGTTATTCGTAGTATATGTACTAGGCATGATCCCGTCCTATGCTGCGTTTTCCCAGTTTGGATCTGGGGAAGTTGTAGACACATCGCCCCACTCAGGAGATTGTGTAGGTTGCGTCTGAGTATAACTCGGATTTTGATTTGGCACAATACGAGCAAACCCAGACGACTGACTTGGTTGTACGACGCTGTAACTCGGATCTTGATCCGGAACAATACGACCCCAGACCAACGGTGTGCTGGTGGCTCCTGTTGCAGAAACCCCCTCAATGTTAACAAGAGCCGTCCCTGTTACAGATACAGAGCCAACACTAGCCGTAGCTGCTAAACCCGTGACATCTATAGATTGACCTAATTCAACAGATACAGAGCCAACACCGCCAGTAGCCGCTAAACCCGTGACCGCAACGCTGGCGGTCCCTGTCACAGAAACGGAACCAACACCGCCAGTAGCCGCTAAACCCGTGACAGATGTGTTTGCGTCCACAGTAACCACCGCAGAGCCAACACCGCCCGTGGCTTCTAAACCCGTGACGGGTACGTCTGCCGTTGCAACTACAGTTGCAGAGCCAACACCGCCCGTGGCTTTAGGTAGGTCCGTTTGACCCCAAGGCATCTCGCCCCAGCCAAAGCGGCCCCAGCCACCTAGAGGGACGACAACATCAGTCACTAGGCTATCCTAATAACCGCATTACTTGCATCCGCCGCTGGAAACACAACAGAAAAAGTTCCATTCGATGCCGTTTTGTCCGCGCCAAAATCCAACACTACTACGGAAGGGTCCCCAGAAGCAGAATCATTAAAGATCAAAGCTCCACGCGCAGTAAAAGATGCGGAAGACCACGATGAGTCAGCGAAATCTGTAAAGGCCGTAGTGCCAGAAGTAGCGGGATCAACTCTAGTCAAAGCGTTTCCTTTGGCCGAATACGCAGAGCCCGACGTATTGGTTATTTCGTTGGTACTGGTATACGCCGTAGTCGCAGCGGTGAACGATGCGCTGTTTGTATACAGTGCAATATTAAAGGTATTACCCCCACTGTTTTTAAAGTTATGCACACCTTCAAGAAGCTCTTTCTTAAAACTGGTACACATGAAATTTCCACTAAAAGCCATGTCATAGTCTCCTTATAAGTTCTGCAAGTTCGGGATGCCCAGCGTCTTTGAGGGCATTACATACTGTAGTTCGATCATTTTTTATAGCCTCATGCAAATAAAACTCTACAATTTTTTCAACCCGACCTTTGAACGCATGTGCCTGTGCTCTTATTGCAGGGGGAGCCGAATCTGATACAGCTACAACTTTATCCGAGCATCTCTTCGATATTTCTTCTGGAGTAAAACCTCGGTCGTTACTTGTGTGAACAACAACACCAAAATCTGAAGCTAGTTCTATCTTTGGTATCACGATTTTATCCTAACAATTTGACCAGTTCTGTACTGATCAGTAACCTCTTGCGCCTCGCCCATGTTTTTTAATCGACCCATCGCTTCTTGGAATCGAGACTGATACATCCCCATCGTATCCTGCTCGCCCTTCATATAAGTACCACACTCTATAAGCGAACCATACAAAAGAGCAATTTCCGCATTCTCACTTAACCAAGTGGTTCCTGATCCTGCGCCCGCTGTTATGCTGACTGGGCGATAAAAATAATGAAGATCCACAACATAATTAGAATTAGGAGTTGGACCTATAATAAAATTATCTACGTCAAATGACGCATAATACTTCGGCTCGCCAGTAGTAGCGGGATTTGGAGTGTACGTCTGTACAAAGTCTACGTCTTTAAACATGATGAAATTTGCATCGCTGTTTCCGTCCGTATACGATAAAGAAAAAGGCGCTAGAAAATCTGTCGGAGAGGACAAGTATTGATTTCCACTGGTCATTACTCCAGCTACGTTTTTCCGAAACAAGGTCAACTGCACACTCTTGAGAATGCGCTCTTCCGTAAGTCGAATAAACAACGGAAGATTGTTTACAAAACTTGTCTCGTCATTCTCAGAGTAGTCTTGAAGAGCCTGCTTTAGCTCGTCATATGTAAACGCCATACCTTGCTCCTACGACGTAGTCACAGTAACTGATCCAGCAGAACCAGTTGCAACTAAGTTATTTGGTGGTGTTACACCGGGAATATCAAAAAATCCAACTGGATCAAACCCATGTTGAATTGACCGTTCAGAAGTTAAATTTGACTCCGGTCTAGGGTTTCGCAACGCTTGTGGGTCTGGACCAACCTTAATGGGATAAAGCTGCGGATGCTTCGGTTCAAACTCATCGGGACCAACTTTCGCACCAGTCCACTCAACCTTCATCTCACGAAGACGATAGCGCCGACCAGATCGATCTGAAATACCCCAAGCTTTTTTACCAGAAGCGTATGCCATTTAAACCCTCAGATAACTCATGCTAGGTTGCAGTTTTAAAGGAACCCGATCTTCATCCTCGTCTGAAGCTCTTTGGAACTCTTCTTCGTATATAGACTTTAACATTTGCAACCTTTCAGGCGCACGTTTCATTGCTATATAGTAAGACAGTCCCGCAACCATACACGGATAGAACCTAAACGGCATATCTGTTGTATTAACCAGAGTATCAGCATCATCAATCCTGCGAACGTAATAGTACACCAATTGATCCGTTGAGTTCTCGGGAACAGGCCACAAGTTAATTACAGGCGTTATTTGCCGATCAAAGTAAAACTGACTGGTACGACCCGTCGTTGTTTTGTTGGGCAACGTTAAGTATTCCGCCCGACTTATGCGATCAATCTCGTAGTCGGTATTGTCCCGACGAAGAACCACCTCAAGAACGTCCACAACATCTGCTAGCAACGTTTCTTGCGCCTGACCCTGTGTCAATGTCGTAGTTGCCTGCTTCACTGTCCAAAGGTTCAGGCCTCGATTAGCCCACTCAGCAAACATTAGGTTAAGAGATCGACGAGCAGTCTTGGCGTCGTATCCTGTACGAACCTCCAAGCCGCAACGCTCAAACGCTTCCTCAATCAGTTCCCCGACATCAAGCTCAAAATCTCTTGTACCCGATAATGCCATTAGAACACTCGACCGCCATCACGCATCTTGCGCATTCCGCCACTGGTCATAGGAACATCACGCATTCCCATAGCCGAATTCATTTGATCAGCATTCATTCCATCCACTTGGGCACGAGGTTTAGAAACCATTTGTTTCACAGCTTCAACACCTTGCCGGATTTCAGGCATGGCATTTTGAATAGATCCGCCACCCTGCATCTCAGGGACTTCGCCACCGCGCATCATCTTAACTTTGCC